CTCTCGCCAGTGATGCGTACGAGGTTCATGCCCAGTTCATCTACCTCGACACCGATGAACGTACCACTCTCGCGTCGACCCCTCAGAACATGCTCATCACTCAGACACAGAAGGCTATTAAGTCTGATTCTGCTGTCCAGGAGCTTTCGTTCAACCATCCCATCAAGTTCCTCTGCTCGTACCGCACCGATGCCGCAGATTTCGTCGGTACCGCCGAAGCTAAGACGAAGCTTCAGATCAACGGTACCGATGTTGGTGATTCTAAGCTCGCGAACCCGCATTACACGTCGGGATCTCTCTATTACCACACACCGTTTGCCGATTTCAACGGTTCTCTCGATAACCATTTCCTTTACCCCTTCTGCCTGGACACCGCCAAGCTTCAGCCTACCGGTGAGCTTAACTTTTCCCGGGTTGACTCGGCTCGTCTCGTGACGGATAAGGGTACCTTCAAGTCTGACATTTACGCGGTCGGTTACAATATCATGCGTATAGAACAAGGCATGGGCGGATTAATGTATTCCAACTAAATTCCCATATAATATTAAATGTGGGTATTCCTTTTTCTCATAATTTTCGTTTTTATGATCACCTACGATCCTAAATCCGGAACACTTAATAAATATATTCCAGTAGACAATGCTCCGTGCAAGGATGCACATTATCAGGAGATCCAATTTGGACAACACGGATACCCGTGTCCAGAAGGTGAAAGCTCTAAAATGGGCGCCATTGTATCTACTTAAAAACAAAACACATTCTTAAATCACACATGTTGTTCGGTCTCGATCGTGATACGGCTATTATTACCGCCGTCGTTATTTGCGTTGTCGCAACAGCTTATTTATACAGGGAACTCAAGAAATCCAGGGAAGAAATTGGTCAGGTTAAGAGTTTTATCGAGCGTGAAGTTGAAGAGTCGCAGGCGTATATGAACGCCGCAGCCGCCTCAAATATGATGCCTCCACTGGAGACACCCACTCAAAAGATTGAGGTCATGGAAGAGGAGGAACCATCTATGGTTCCCGAAAAGCGCATTACGCGTTCGAGTGAGATGATTCAGCCCCAATAATCTTATCAGGTGATTGTAGAGGCTAATGTGCAATGAAAAAACATAAAGCTATTGCGATTCCTGTTACGTTTGCTGGTGAAACCCCCCGTTTTCTAACGGTGAGAGATAAAAGATTTAAAGAGTGGATTTTTGTCACGGGTGGATGCAGGCGGCGGGAAATATTTTGCCCTTTACGATGTGCACTAAGAGAATTAGAAGAAGAGACCAGAGGGGTCGTTTCGCTTAAAAATGGTGAGTATACGAGTTATTCATTTAACGTTAAAGAGGAGCCCGATGTAGAGCTAGAATACACGGTATTCGTATTCTTCGTGGACTATCCTAAAGCGGAACAACTCGAACTCATTCGCCGCTTTAATGAAGAGAAATACAAAATGCATACAAAAAAGATACACATGAAACGTACATACGATGAAAATGATTTTATGAGTTTTGATACTCTAGGAGAATTTAATCAACGTAGACGCTGGGAGCGAATAATAACAAACGTGTTAGAAAATCCAGAGTTTTATGCATGCGTGACTTCTCTTAATAGAAAAACCTTCTCTATAAAATAATGAAGTCGAAGAACTACATCCTTCAGCAAATCAAAGAAGTACTCATAGATAGAAAAGCTTACAGTGAAAGCAGGGCTGATAAATACCTCGAAGAAGTTAAGGATAAAACGGTATACGAACTCATGGTGTTAAAGAAAGAATTGAATTTGGAAAAAGAAGAGTTGAGGGATGTTTCTTGGAGAAGTTCCGTCTGGCGTGAAGAAGAGTATTAAAAAAGTAAGTATATAATCAAGTAAGTATGTTTAGATCTTGGTGTCAAAAACAAGGGTTTACCTTTAAAGAGGGCTCCAATCTATCACATGTGCTCATGGACGGTGGTCGTCTATCTGTTCCTTTTGATAGGTTGAATGATTTTTACAATATGTATGTAAAGTGTATAACAGAAGGTGAAAAGTTGTTTGTCGTCGAACAAAAAACGGATACGTTTAATTTTTTCGTGGATCTAGATTACAAGGACACTGAACAATTATCCTTCGAAAGGTTGGAAGAATATGTTCGAACGATTTGTGATCGAGTGACACATTATGGAGGAAAAGACGTACTCATATCTGTAGCTGAACCTAAACCTTCACGTGATAAAATCAAACACGGAATTCATATGAACTGGCCCAATTTCGTAGTTGATCACGGATCGGCTATGGCTCTTCATTCACATATCGCATCGTCTTTGTCTTTACTGTTTCCCGGAAAACCGTGGGACGATATAGTAGATACCGCTGTGTACGGTGGTGGGAGACGTAATGTAAAGGGAAGTGGGTTTCGTATGCCATGGTCTCATAAAAAAGCTAAACACGATGCATGCGAAGGACGTGGATGTGCATCGTGTGATAAAGGTAAAATAATCGAAGGTGAATATCGACCCGTGCTCATGTACTCACATGAAAATTCTTCACTCTCTCATATTCATAACCAAAAGCCGAGTCTAGAGATTATGCAAATGGCAACTCTTCGAACAGAAGTGACGACACCCGTTATTGTCCAGGGTTCGACACGCGTGGAAGGTGGATTTACCTTACGCGAAACGAAGAATGTCTTCTCGGATGAAAAGATCATACAAGATATTGAAGCGTTCGTACAAAAAAACTTAGAAGGTCAGGAAACGGCGCAAATAACGAAGGTGTACGAAGATAAGAATAATTACCTTGTATCTACCAACTCTAAATACTGTGAAAATATGCAGAGATCACATGCATCGAATCATGTATGGTTTAGAATCGAGGGTCACACGATCGCACAAAGATGTTTTTGTACATGTGAAACCATGCGAGGTAGACGGTTCGGATTTTGTAAAGATTTTTACGGACGGAAGCACCGTTTACCAGACACAGTTTTTAGAGAATTGTATAAAGATGGATACAAAGCATTATTATACGATACACCGCAGTTAATGTGTCAGATTTGTCCCGAAGTAAAGAAAGAGGATACAGTAAAAGGTGTCAATATGTTACAAACCTTCATCAACAAAAATATGACAAGTACACCCTTGACTGTAAAGAGTGTGACGAAAAAATCAAAATTTCAGCGCATAGTATACACGGATTTTAAGTGTACGAAATGCAATTCTACGGCCACGCAGTTCAAAATCATAAAGAATAGGATCGTACAGACCTGTTCGTGTAAGAATAGAGAATATATCGTAACGGATAATATATTATCCGCATTAGCGTAATAAAGTCATTTAAAAGAAACTTGCACGTTAATTATACATGACGCCAGCTAAACCTGTTGCAACGCGATCTGGAAGGATTTCAAAGCAGCCTAAACGGTTGGAGCCAACAGAAAATGTATGCGACGATGATTATTCCGACGATGAATACGATACAGATTATAATTCAGACGATGACGAAGATCTTTGTGAAACGGAGTCTGATACCGAGGATGACGGTTCAGACAGTGAAGCCGATGAGAATGGTAATCTAAAAGGATTCATCGATGATGATGAGGAATCTGTTGAGGAATATCAGGCTTAAAAAAATAGACATATTAATTATCATATGGAAACGGAATTAGGAAATCCCATAGAGTACAGCCCGCAGCTTATCGACGATAAACAGGTGGACGAACCCATCCAAGAGCAAACTGAACAACAGTTCTATATGCAACCCCCTCCACCATCTTTTATGTATCCACCCCAACACATGACAGACGCACCGAGAGTTCCAGATTTTCTAAATTCACTGGATAAGGTTGCATACATAGTTATATTTGTGGCCTTTATTTTAGGCTTCTTCATGGGTAAGACTATGCAACCAGTTATCCTTCGCCCCGGGTGAGGCTGGTAAGAAGTCCTTTACCGATGTGCTTTCGTCCTTTAAAAGTTTTTCCGATCTTCTAGTAATTGCTGGTCTAATTACACCGTCAGTAACTACTTCAGAAGCCAACGACATTTCATCCTCCAACGCACTTATACGTGTTATCCTAAAATTTTTGGGGTGGCCAAAACTAACGTATCCGACCTCACGTGGTCCTGTATTCTTATCATTTTCAGCCTGATCTGCGAGAGCTTTTTCGACGCGTTGTTTATAGTCTGTTGCCATCGTATTATTAAGAAGGTATATTTTTTTTAATAATATGATCACATTATGTTTTTGATTTTTAATTTTTTTACGCCTTAGATGTAACCTCTTCGCCATCATCCTTCGCCTCAGTAATCTCACCGAGTTGGGGCTCTTCGGGAATAGAAAGTTCAGCCTCGCGCTTCTTCTTACGCTCCTCGATCTCGACCTTTACAATCTCGTCGGCTTTCTTCACGAGCTCTTCCATCGGAGCATCCGGTGTCTCACTCTTGAGACGTTCGATAATATCTGCGGGGTGGCTGATAGGGGGTTCATCTGGCTTGGTGTAAAACCTAGAATTCTCATCACCGGGCTTATCGTACACGGCTGACTCGACCATATCACGCTTACGCTCGTTGAACATCTGAGCAGCCAAAGCCTGGTTCTCCTTGTAGCCAGTCATAAGTTCTTCGAGCTTTTCATTGGTATAATGTGAATCTTCAATCGCCGCAGGGTCGGGTGGAATTAAGAGCCACTTATACATGTCAACTACATAAATATCAAAGGTTGAATCCTCCCTTTGAAGACGCTTCGCGTGCGAGGCTGCCTCGTCACGAGTACTGAAAGCGCCTCGAATCTTGATTCCAAACTTATCATTCTTCTGGGGACACTCGGGTCCAACAATACTGAGGCACGCAAAAAGCTGACCCGGGACGGTCGTATAATCCTGTTCAAGAGACATTATGAATATTTAATGCATGAAAACTTTAAGCCAGTAAACTTAAGTCGGATAGTCAATTAAAGTTTTTATCAGTTTATAAAGTATGGAGGAGTTGCGTCGATTACATAATAACGAAAAACGGATGCTCATTGAGAGTGTCTGTGAACCCGGAATAAGTGTACTCGATGTCGGATGTGGATTCGGTGGGGATCTTCAAAAATGGTTTAAGATGAAAGTCAATATCAACATGTGTGAACCAAGTGCTGAGGCTTTGGAAGAAGCTAAAAGACGGGCTAAGAATATGAAGATGAGAGTTAATTTTTACCATGGAGACATTCGAGCGTGTCCAAATCGCAAATACGATGTAGTGTGTTATAATTTTGCTTTACACTACATATTTGAAAGCCGCGATTTATTCATGTCAACTCTTCGAGAAGTCAAAAGACGGGTGAAACCCGGGGGTCGATTGATCGGAATCATCCCGGATTCGGAAAAAATTATTTTTAAAACGCCGTTCAAAGATGAGATGGGTAATTTTTTTCGTATGAAAGGGACGAGTAACGGTGATTTTGGTGAGAAACTGTTTGTACATTTATGTGATACACCTTATTACGCGGATGGACCTAAATCCGAACCAGTGGCGCATAAAGATATGCTCATAACACACCTTGAAAATATGGGTCTAATGATGACACGTTGGGAAGGGTTAAAGGGAAACCCTATCTCCGAATTATACAGTAAATTTATATTTACGTATAGTAGAGATGATACTACCGATACTCGTCATCGTTAATATAGTTTTATGGTACACGATTCGAAGAGAGCCTGTACTAGAGGAGGTGAAAGAGCGATATCGCACCCTCAGGGAACACCTGAAAAAAACCGATGACCAGAAGTTTCGTATGTTACACGATGAAATTCCCATCGTCGCCTATAAAGGGTCTTTCGTGAGAGGTGTAGGATATAACACGAACAAAGGTCAGGAGATAGGTTTATGTATCGACGGTAAAGTAAATCACGTGTTCCATGTATTATTACACGAACTCGCGCATTGTACGGTGGATGAGTATTCTCATAGTGACGATTTTTGGAGTAACTACGAAGAACTTCGGAATGAAGCTATAGCTATAGGGGTGTACGACAATATAGGAACTTTGACCCCATTTTGTGGTAAACAGATTGTTGATAAATAATCTAGGTTAATATAAATGTCTAACACAGGCTTACGACAACCCGATTTCTTTCCAGGTCTAGATCCTACCAGGTGGAGTCAAACGATAGGTGGATCGCTGCTTCTGTGGATGTTAGTTATGGTTGGTATGTTTCTTACCCGTGCAGAATGGGTGCCGTACGAAGCTAATATCGCTCTCGTCACCACGATTCTCCCCTTTTTAGTATACGTGTTAGCTAATAAAACTATCATCGTTAGTGGAAAAACTGGTTATGTGTTTCTAGCCCTTCTCCTTGCAGGTGGAATCGTATACGGACTGTCTCAGGTGATAGGTGATCTCAAGGATATATTCGAGAATTACGGGAAAAAGGACGCTAAGAAAGCATGGCCTGCACTTCTAACGATATGCTTATCATGGATTCTTATGATCGGAATTATCTCGCGATTAGGATTAATTGATTTTAGTCTTCCATACGAGACAATTTAAAAGTATTTGCGAGCGATGTAGAACACGACACCGGCAACTGCGCCGGTAGAGGCTAAGCCTACGAGACTACGATTACCCTGAACATTTAAAAACCTGGGAACCGTATTCGCGAGCTTTTCTTGAATTGGTTTACTCACGGCGACACCCGTGGCGAAAACAACAATAAGTGTATGTAACTGTTCATCGGTGAGATCGAAGGGGTTCTTCTTTGCGGGATTCTCGGTCTTTTGGGCGGCAGCCTGAACCTGGGGCATCATAGCGTTAGCCTGCGCCACCTGAACTGCACGGGGGTCGACCGCCATAAGAGGGGGTTCGAGATAAGCGCCGTCTTGGGGACCACCTAAAACATCTGTGATGGGAGTAGAGTCCATGTTGTCTTTATAATCATGTATATTTTTTTCTTCATTGATTTCGGGCGCGTATGCACTAGACCTATTTTCTGGTACAAACGCGTTAGACCTATTTTCCATGTCTATAGGAACCATACCATCGGAACTTTCGGACAAATTCATCGTATAAATATCAGTCGACATGTATATGTATATTCGACTTTTTAAGAATCGCTTTTTTTATGCACGTACTGGTGCATAAAAAAAGGATATCCAGTACGGGGCTCGAACCCGTGACTTCGGCGTTGCTTTCATGACGATGAAGTCATTTTATATACATTGTTGTATAAGCACCGCGCTCTAACCAACTGAGCTAACTGGATTCTATAATAATTTAGTATCGTATCTTTAAGTGTATAAAGATATGACGAGCGATGTATTAAATGACGAACGTTGATACACGACCAGAAGAGTATTATGAGGACTTTCTCGATCAACATCTTAGAACCATGGAATCGCAACTGCAAAGGCAACATAATCCAGACACGTTCCGTGAGGATATAAATAAAATGGTTACCGAGATTCACACGGCTTTAGGCTCTGGGCATAGTGAACGCGTGTATCATAACGCCTTTGAGGTAAGTCTTCGCGAACTAAACATTCCTTACGAATCGGAACGACATGTTCCTATTTATTATAAGCATCATGTCGTGGGTACGGCGCGTGCTGATATTATCGTGCGCAGAAGTACGGTTCTCGAACTTAAAACGGTTAAAAGTCTTAATGATATCATGATCGCACAAGCTAAAAAGTATTTAACACAACTTAACCTGACGTCCGCCTACCTGATTAACTTTCCACCGGGTGAAGGGTCTGCGCCCCAGATTGCGGAAGTTACACTGTCGGAATAAATTCCCATTGGAGATCTCTACAAATCGCTTTCCAGATAACATCCTGTTGATGAAGTTTCTCTTTGGATTTGAGGAGAGGAAAGTATTGCAGGTACTCGTCTTCGGATAACAATTCACAGAATTTAAAAAGTACGTATGAATAACTTAAAAAGTTTTTTCGTTCAGTCGGACAATTATCGTCGAATGGTTTCTGGATATCTCGAAACATCATTCGTAACTGTTCCTCAAGCTGTTGGGGCATCTTCGGTGGTGAAATACCACTCAAAATATTAGTGATAAACGGTACGTGTTCGTAAAACTTGTTCAGTTTGAGTTTTTTGAGCAGTGATCGAACTTTTGCATGTGTGATCTCAGTTACGGATTTAATCTTGATCTTCTTAAATTCATTCCTTAACTGATTAATAACCTCTGGTGGAATTGTAGTCATCTCTTGTGCCTGAAATTGTGAAAGCCACTCGTTAAAGTGATTATCGCGCTTATACGAATAATTGATAACTTTTGCAGACGTTTCCTGTTCCTCTTTATATGTAAGTTCTTCACTTATCAATATATCTAACACTACACCACACGAATCACATACCATTTCACTCTCATTTGTTTTGTACACGTTACTATCTGGGCACCGTGGGCATCGGTCGATGACTTTGCGTTCTATGGGGCGATCTATATTCCTTTTTTCGACGTTCACTAAATATTCGACGTAAATATCTTTTTTTTGTTTACCGGCCGTTTCTTTACAATTAAAAATATTATCGGTGGTAACTTCTCCTTCCTTCTCGTCGACGTACTGTCGTACGTATGGTATGCATCGGGCAATATAATCCGATAATTCCCGTTCGTATTCCCACCTGTTCGATGGATCACTTTCTATTTTATCGGTTAATTCGTCTACACGATTATTATACCTACTTAAAAAGTTACCTTCCATTTACGTTAATGAAAGTACTGCACAAGTTTTTAATTAACGTAATCTATAGTTTTAAAAGGGTGATGCATTTATTTTTCTCTAAACGTGATTATTCCATCGTTGAAACGTATATTGAATATTTTGTCGATCACTCCAAAGATTTTTCGATCGAGACAATGGAAGCTTCCGACCACCACCCCCTTTGGATACAAGAAAGTTATGGAATTTATCCTATCGTAAAATCGTACGGTATATGTTCACTAGATCTAGGGCGCGCTGGTATTCTCCCCGGTGACCCTATTCCCAAACCTCCTGAAGCCGTGACAAAAATGATTATTCGAATTAAATACTGGTGTAACAATCGTATATACAAATACATAACGTATAATCACGACTATACATGGCCACCTAAAAAGGTTAATACCATGTCGTTCCACATTCCGTTAGTCGGTGCACAATTACTGAGTTCGGATGACAAGCCAGTAAAAGACATTCTCGAAAAAATTAGACGCTACGCGGGTCCACACTCGGATTTTTATGGTGAGAAGATCTTCGTAAAAGATATGTTATTTTATGATGAATTCGCGCTAAAAAACAATCTTCCTCGCATTAAATTGAAAAACTGTCTAGGTATGATGAAAACGGTTGATACGATGACCGGATTCATGTCTGATCTTCGTTTACCTTAGTGGCGAGATAGAATTTCAAGTCTCCTAGGTTCGCGACATTGTACCGTAAAATCAAGAATCGGTTTTGATCCTCCTGCATAATCTGCACGGTTGAACACATACTAGTCGCCTTTGTGAAAATATTCATATATTTCAGTGAATATGTACCAGACATCGCGGGACATTCTTCCACACATTGAATTTCCGTCTCTTGGTTTGCAAAATCTCCCTTACATACGAGCCGTAAAATGTTTCCACCTCTGTGGATTTCTAATTCGTCTCCTATGTTAGACATATCTCTACAAATTCTCTGAAAATCGATGGAGGGTATAGGTGTATTAACCATCATATGCATTTCCGGAACTTCTATCTGATTTTCGTTGATATCAAGAAGCTTCAACTCAAACTTAGTGGATGTCTTTTTTTGTTCACTATGGATCTCGATATTCATGTGCTCTTTCGATCGAATGGACATGATCAGAATATCGTTTACGGTGATAGTTTTGAGAAGTTTATGCATATTTGTCATATTGACACCACAGTCGATCTCTTCGTCGCATTCATATTCTTCAAAATTCTCAGCCGGAAGATGCATATCGATAAGTGATGTCCGCGCCGTATCAAGTGTAACGATGTACATACCACTCGGCTTAAAGTAAATATTCACATCATTGAGAATATCTTTAAGAACTTCAAATGTAGACTTTATGGCCGCGGCTTGAACGGTCACAAGTTTCATACTATTTTGACCACAACTTAATTCTTTATATCCGTATAAGCAGAGTCTTCAACTTTACGACTAATTTTTGCCTCAAGTTCTGCAGTCATGGGTGGTTGTAAAGACCTTCCGTATTCTTCTATCGTGAACATATCACTCGTTCCTTCACCGTCGAGGGTTGTCGTATTTAGACTACCCCCAAATCCACACGTTTCAAGATCTTGTACTGGTAGAAGCGATTCCAACCAATTGTGAATTTCTTTCCCGACAAGGATCTTTCCATGTTTAGTCAACATCGTAGGAACCCTGGTAATTTTTGATCTGTACTGTGGAGGAATACCCAGTTCAGATACATTATGATATTGTACAATCTGTTTCAGTTGATTGTGACTGTTTATGAACGTTAACACCTCCATGCTATGTTTACACTTTGGGCTGAAGACTAAAAGTGACATCTAATTTATCATCTCAAAAAAAATTGGTAAATTACACACGATTTTTTTGAAGGTCTATATTAAATGATAAACATCTTGTTATTCATACTGGTCATTTTGTTAGTGATGTCCAGGGAAGAGAAGTACTCTGTCGCTTCGAAAGAGAGTGGTGCGATTGTACTCAACGACCCATTACCGAATATGGTAGAATATGTACAAACAAAAGCGATCGTAAATCACGACGTAATGGAATCACTCGTGCTCACGACGAGTAAGTATATCAAAGAAAAGACGGGAATTAACAATTACATCATAGAGACAAGTGGTCTGAAACAATTCACACACAAACAAAAGAATCATGCTATGTATAGATGCATGTTTATGGTTTTGAAGCGAGGTGGATTCCCATATGGTTTTATGGTGTCCGTTGATATCCTGGTCACGGATGCAAGTTCTATAGGTAAAGCGGGTAAGCCCAACGCTAGGGTTATAAGTGCTCGATCTCAGCCGATGAATGTTAAACCACCCGCGGATAGAACTCCGTTCGAAAGTACGATTCAAGGACACGAATACATACCGTTTACCGAAATTAGTAAAAGTGAGGAAGAATTGTTAAAAAATAAGTCCAGCTAATATTAATGATAAGCGTAGAGGAGATCTCGCGAATAACTAATAACAGGAATCGTATGAAAAAAGAGACATATGTGGAGTTATATAAACAAATTTCACGTAAAGTGCGAAGAGCGGTTGAATCTCAGAAAAGGAGAGTTGTATTTGAGGTGCCCGCATTTATAGTAGGGTATCCGACATATGATCGTTTAAAAGCAACGTCTTATCTCAAAAGACAGTTGGAGTTGAGTGGATTCATCGTACATATAACAGGTAATTTTGAATTTACCATCACATGGAAAATTAAAAGAGACAGGGAGTCGCAGCCGGGGTCGATAGATCATATAGAAGATTTCCCCACATTAGTCAATCTTAAAAAGGTGGCAAACAGATACAGGAGAGATGCGCAGTAACGCTGATAAAAAAAAGACCAGTCTATCATAAATGGATAATTTGAACATTTTAGTCGAAGCTAAACGCGAATACATGGAACAACTATGCATTCTTATGTGTCCAGTTATGATCGAAGTTTTTGAAGATATGTATTCAGAAGCCCAAAAGTTATCTAAAGGTCGTAAAGTCCTGTTGATGTTCCAGAATTTATTGAAAGACGTCCCCGAGTGGAACGAAACAATGGCTAGACAGCATACAGAGAATATCGCCGCGCGATGTGCGTGGTTTAGAGATCTTGTCGCCGCTGTATTCGTCAGTTCTGTAAAGATTCTGTCGGCTGTTCGACTGAGTTCAGATTCTAAGAAAATGTCCGTCAAACTTCCCACGAATGAAATCTTCATTCACACGTGTTATAAGAACGCTGCGAAGGATATTTACCGAGATCCGTATGTTTTCACCGATAGCCAATCGGAACATGCTCGCAACGATAAACTGTATGAACGATTCACTACATGTGTGGAGACGACTGTAAAGGAGTTAATCCCAGTTCAACAGATTTTACAAACATACATGGCTTCTAATGGAGAAGACATGCTTGATCCCCAAGACGCTAACATGGTTGAAGATAATATCGAAGAGTACGACGAAGAAAACCCCGGTGAAATGGGTGGAGGTTTCGAGGGGCAGCCAGAAGAAGGAATGGAGGGTGGAATGGAGGGTGGAATGGAGGGTGGAATGGAGGGAGAAGGTATGGAACACCCCATGGGTGATATTGAAGATGAAATGGGGGAACCATCCGAAGAGTATCAGGAGCAGATGGAGCAGCCCATGGAAGAGTACGAAGCACCCCAGCAGGCGGCAGCCAATCCGTTTCAAAATGAATTTAGAACCGTGAATACCCGACCCCAGCAGCGCCAGGGTCCGAGTGGTGACCTATTCGCAGATGCAGCAGACACCAGGAGTAAAAAACTCCGCTATTAAATATGGACGAATACTTCCGCGACCCGGGTTCCGCGGCCATAATTGCAGCCGGTCTTACCGCTTTATACATTCACGGCAAAGCTCGACTCAATGATGAGGGTACTCTCTCTACGAGCGCTTATGCCAAACCAGCAGCATTAATAGCTATACTAGTCTATTTTATCATATCCAACGGTTTAGGTAAACGTGAAACCATTTCTACCGACCCCTTTTGAGTAACTTAAAGATTAATCGCAACATATGTTATATATGACTTCCGTTACAGCGTTTAACGACATGATGGGCCAATTTCTCATGGAACTACACAAAACCTTCCCAGAAGAGAAGGGACTCAAAAAGTACATCGCTGCTTTTGAACTTATGAGATCCGCCAACGGCAAGATGATTGTCGATGGTTTCATGGAAAATGTCGCCCCTCATGTGGATAAGATCAACTCTAAGGATGAATCTTTCTTTCTTGAACACGCAGAAAATATTGAATTTCTCAAGGATATCAATCTTAAAAACTGCTGGCCCAAGGCGTCTACAGGTACTAAGGATGCTATCTGGCAGTATCTCCAAACCCTATACATGCTTGGTACTACTATCACATCAATCCCAGCGGACACACTTAGTATGATCGAGACGGTCGCCAAGCAGTGTGCAGATAAGCTATCAAACGAAGACGGCGAACTCGAAATCGACGAGAATAAGCTTATGCAGTCTATGCAGGGGCTACTCAGCGGTATGTTGAAAAAATAAACTAAGCATAATATAA